TCGCATCTGCAATTCGGCGACATGCCAGCATGATAATGCCCCAGTTGAGACTTGACATGTGCAAGCATCTCCGGCGACGGCGGATCACTCCACAGCACCAGGACGTGATCCATCTTGCGATGCGAAGGTCGAACGCGCACATCCTCAGACGATAGCCACTCATAGCAGGGCAACCCTAGATTCTCAGACCGCGCCCGCGATATAGCCGTCGCAGTGCTGCCCACCTCTGTCCGCGCCAGCATCGCTATCCTGCTTGCCGTGATCTCAGGGATGCGCTCATAGATGCTCGCCGCTATCGTCTCCGCCCGCTCACCCCGCATCTGGCGCGTTGCAATCTGGGAAGCAATGTCCTGAGCGATGTTCTGGGGCATTGTGCGGATGAGTAGGGCGTGATGCGCCACCATCCCTCGCATAACAATCCCGACCGGCCCATCCATCTCCGTGCGCAGGAGGTCGAATATCCGCTTGCCCTGCGTTGACTTGCCAGCGGCCTCACGCCAGCTTTGCGCGTTCTGGACAGCCAATGCCGTCACCATACCCCTTGCGACGCGCTGTGCGGCCTCTGTGACCGCTACACCGCCCCCATTGTTGAGATAAGCAAGGATGGAATCGAGATCAGGCGTTCGCGGGAGATGCAGCCATGACCGCATGAGGTTGTCGAGGGCATAGCGGTATTGGTCTTCGATGCGGCGGGGACGATGGAAGTCAGACACCTACTTGCCTCGCTTCCACCATGAATCCTTCGTGCCACCTTTGTCCGGCATCTTCTTCTCAACCTCTACGCCGTTCTTGCCCTCCCCAAACTCCTCAGTACCAGCGCGGGCCTCTCCCTGCTCAATCTCAAGTGGCACCTGAACCTCATCGTCCGCCGCTTCGATCATCTCGTCTGTGACGTTCGTACCGAGCCCCGTCTCCTGCGAGGTAGTCTTGATTTCGCGGAGACTTGTCTGGCGGCCAAGCAATCCGGCGTTGTAGTAGCCGGTGATAGACTCGCTTTGCACCTTCGCCAAGTCTGCCTTCTCCTTCGAGTTCATCGTGCGGATCGGAGCGAACGCATAGTCCAGATCGTCGGGAACCTCTCCCCATGTTGACATACAGATGATCGGGATGAGCTTATCGAACAGTGGACGATCTTTCTGGCGTCTCTCCTGGTCGCACGTGTCATAGTAATTTTGCAGGTCTCCTTCGTTCGACTGCCCAAGCCCAGTCTGCGTATCGCCGAATAGTCGAGAGAATGGATACCCCGCCGCGCCGCACAGGGCCGTCATCTGCATCTTCATCACGTCGGACAGCCCGCCGAATGCGTATTGATGTGTGAATAATTGTTCGTTCTCTCCCAATGCAAGCAGCCCGTTCGTCGAGATTGTCTCTGATACTGCCTGCATCCGCGCCGCATAATCAGCCATCTGTTGCTGTGTCAGGTTCAATCCCGATAGCATCTGATTCAGCATATCGTTCTGGAACACCATGACGTTCGCGCGGGATATGAGATCGGCAACTCCCGCCATGCCGAAGTCGTAGCGTTGCAGTTCGTCCAGGATGCACTCAATTTCACTCATCCCCCAGTATTGCTCAATCTGGCGCTCGAACAAAGGTAGGTCACGCCCAACGAATCGCAAGCATCGGGAATGATGCACTTTCAGCGATTCGGATGCTTCCGTGTAAATCTGGTAGGAAACAGGCAAGCCATACTCTGACGGATTGTTGCGGTCGGTGATAAGGTCGGACGAGGGTGACATGCCGCTCCATCGGTCAACTACGATCATGCCCTTATAGCTATCCGGCTGCACGTTTTCGAGGATGAGCGGCTTCGATAGATCATTGTCCCCGTCGATGATGATGACGCCCAGCGCACCTCCGAACAGGCGGCCCCACTTGCGCCCTTCGATGAACTTCTGCAATGTGCAAGTCTCGGCAATAACCTTATTGAAATCTGATATATCCTCTGGCGTGACCTGCGTCAGAAGAGTGGGGAACGCCTTATTTTGATCTTGCGGCTTCGTGTCCACCACGGCGCGGATGACCCAACTACCGCGATACATAAACACGAGCTTCTGGTAATCGAGCGAGAGTCGGAACGGGATGTGCCGACCGGAGTTGACGGCGGACGATGTGCCGAATCCGATGTTTGCCGCCTGGTTCGCGTACATATCCTTGACCGCAGCCGCATCATTCTTCGCCCACCGTGCCGATGCCGCCTTGCTTGCGATTGCAGATCGCGCCTGCTTGCTCAACGATTTCGCCCGCGCCACACCGCCATTGCTCGCATTCGCCATGCTTACGAATATAACACGCAAGCATTCAGCCGCTTCTGTCTACGCTTCTCTGCGGCCTCTATGACGTGACGGCTATGCCACGCTTTCCCCTCTGGACTGGAGTGCCAAGCCTTTGATTTCAAACCCATCTCTATCATGTGAGCATGGGAAGACGGATGTCTTATAGCATGGAGTGAAACGTGAAAACGACCTTCGAGGCATTCTAGGTTTGTTATGTCGTTGTTATCGTGGTCATTGTCGATGTGATGGATGTGATGTCGGGGAGGAATAGGGCCGCGATAGAACTTCCATACCTCACGATGCAAAGTCTCAATTCCCCGGCAATAATCGCGCTTGTATCTAGGGTAGTAGTAGTTCCTAACGGAAGCATAGGAAGAACCAGAATAGCGGACGAAATCAACTCCATTGAAGGTAACTGACTTTTTCATCCCTTCATTATAGCATTATCGTCCCATCCGTTATTTCATGCCGGTACGCCATGCCGCAATTACCTTCATAACTCCCATTCGTAGAGCATCGCAGGTATGGTCATGGTCTTTTATGGGTTCTTCCTCCCCTCTTTTAGCTGCCTTCTCTGACCATGCGTATTGCTCAAGTTCTTTGATCGTCATGGGGCAGTTCTTGGCATGGATGCGATACTTCCCCGTGTTGAGCGCAGCAGAGACGCGCAGGATGCCCTCTAGCACCTCATTCTCCCCGTTCTTGACCTGATAGCCCCGCCGTACCAGTTCGAGCTTGAATGAGGCCGCCGAGGGGTCAACAATCACGATTAGACCGCGCTTCTCTGACCCCACAAACGCATCGAAGTCGTCTGCGTACTCCGCGTCCGTCTTCTGGCGCATCTCCTTCGCTGAATCCCAGTAGTATTCCCGATCCTGCCAAACCGTCTTGCTATCGTCGAACGCCTCAAGAAACACGCAAGGGTTGATCGTCCCGTAATCGACGAAGATGTACCGCTGTACCCGCTGGTTCTCAAGCCCTTCGGGTCGGCTGGTATCGTCGTACTTGCACTGCGGCCCCAGCACGTCACGGTAGATTGACGACTCGGCAACCACCCACAACCCCAGAATGTACCGCTGATAGAAAACGCCGGTGTAGAGTTGCTTCTGCGCTTCGATGTACTCCCGGCTCAGGTTCGGGTTGTCCTCCATCGTGTAGTGCGCCGACCACAGCAGCCCAGCCGTTCGCAACGCTTGATTGTCCAGGTACTCAGTCTTCAGCCAGTGCATCGGAACGCCAGCATTCGTCGTGCCGTAGAACCGCGCCCCATCGGGCGACATGCGGGTGAGGAGCATCTGGAAGAACTCCTGGGGCATGAGCGTTAACTCATCACCTACGGCCACGCCCACGGTCAACCCACGCACATACTTCTCGCTGCCCTCATCCTTCGCGCCCATCACGAGCCACGACGAATCGAACAGACGCAGCATCCCCGATTGGTGGTTGTAGCTGTAATTCGATGGGCCGATCAGGTTGAAGAGGTCGTTTAGGACGTTGTTGAAGATGGTCTGCTTCGTGACGCCGGTAAGAACACGCCAACCGCTCACGTTGTAACGGCAGGCTTGCAGTATCTTGGGATGCAGTGCCCACGTCTTCCCCGAACGGACTGAGCCTTCGAGGATGTTGATGCGATGGGTTTGCTCCATCGGAGAATAGGCGAAGCGTTTGAGACGCGGGCCGTAGTTGAGGATCATCGCTTGCATCCCCTAGCATGTACCCCGCCCAGGCTTCCACATGACGGACAGGAGTTGGTGGAGCGGGCTGGGATCGAACCAGCGACATCCCCTCGCACTTTGCTAGCTCCATGCAAGGGTAGCTCTACCACTGAGCTACGCGCCCCACTATTCCACTTCACTGACCGGCACTTCCGCGACGGGCAACGCTTGGGCAAGCCGCCCTCTGCAATCCATCGGTGCCCACAATCGTCACACTCGCAGATTGGTACATCGTGCCTAACCATACGGTACATTGTACCACTATGCCCCGTCTGGCGGCAACGCCTCATGCTCTTTGCGGAACTCAGCCAGCAACTCAGTAAGCGGGTTATCGGTTTGCTTCACTTCGATCTTGTCTCCGTAAACCTTTGGCAACAGCTTTGATGCCAGCCATTTGCGAGAATCAATCCGCAACTTACGGTGTTCGATCATGTCGGCCCGTTTGGTTTCAATCGTGCCGTCGCCCTTCGTGGTTACAATCTCCCCAAGCTGCGTAGAGTCAGCAATCTGCATAATCTCATCAGCCATCACTTGCGCCTGGTCTGCTCTCGCACGCGCGTATCTCTCACGAAACAACTCGTTCTGCTGTAACCATTTGTAAATAAGGGATGGAGAGAGAGCGAGGTCAAGGTCTTGGATGATTTGCCCCAGCCCTTTTGCCTGCGTAGCGATAGCATCACAGATTGCGTCTGCGATTGCCTCGTCGAATGGGATTGGAGTCGCCATGTCCTGATTATACCAAGTCGCGGTGGTGTCCATGCCCCCATAGTAGTCCAGGTCTGGACGCAGTATCAACGGCATAGCGCACTGTTTACTCTTTGGTAACTGTATACTACTTGTATATATCATAATATAGCTTGATATTGCGCAAGGTTGCTACTAATCTGGTTTTGTTGCAGAGGACACACAGATGACAACAGGTCAAGAATACGGAGATCGCCCTCAGTTGGCTGCTGTGATGGCGGCGCACAGTTTAGTCCATGAATGTCGCCAGTATCGGCGCGTCTTCAAAAATGGCATGTGGCGTTCAGAACTGCGCCAGAATAAGCCTTTAGAGCATGTTCTGGCCTATCTTGACGCGCGGGCAAACGTACTGCGCGGTGGATTTTACACGAAGTATCGGGGCACAATCGCATCCTAACGGTTTTGTTGCAGAGGCTTGATTATGACTATTCTTCTTATTATCGACCCCGATACGCGCCAGGAGGCAGGAAAATGACACAGACTTACCAGCAAGCAGCTTCTATCCCCGCGCTTGGATCATTCTCTTTCATCCTGCCCGATGGTGGCCGGCGTACGATGGAGTTTTTCTACGCCACAGGAAAGCGGAAGACACCGGCTGCTGTACTCCATTTCCAGTGGAACCACGACCCCGGCGTTATCCCCGAGTGGCGCAACCCGCAGCAGTGGGCCAAGTTTGACCCGCAGCA